CAACAGGGAAAAAGTGGAGCTGTGCCTAAAATAAACGGAGCAAGGAAAACGAAATATGCAATGTTCATGTGGTGATACAGTCAACTTCACGGGAAGGGTTCTATACTCAGACAGTAAAGTTCAGGAATGGACTGAAGATCCAAATTTGAAAGCACCTGTCGCATTACAGCATGGTCGCTGCGATGGATGCGGAAGAGAATGTCGGATAGTGTTTGACATGAAAGGCAACGAAATCATGCGAAAAGGCATCTGATGAAACTAACCGATCTTGAGCAGGGTTTGGTAGAGGCTGTTGTAAAAGCCAAAATTAAGCATTCTGAAGCTAATGGGTTCAAGAAGGTAAAACGAGATACACGTTCGCATCATGAAATCATGACTCAAGGTCTGGCCGCAGAGCTTATGGTTTGCAAGTATTTGAATTGTTATCCAGATATCGACGAGCAGTACAGCAAAGTTGATATCGTCTGGAACGGTAAAACAATCAACGTCAAATCTACTCATTACCCGAACGGAAGACTATTGATCCCTGATTACCAGGGTATAACCGCAGATATCTACATTCTGGCAATTGGAGCAATGCCTGAATTCAAGATTATCGGATGGGCATCAGCAGAGAACATTTTCAGGAAAGAAAACCTGATGGATTTGGGTTATGGCCTGTCATACGGCTTGGAGCAAAGCCAATTAACGCCAATGGAGGAATTGTGTTAAGGGAACACCAAACAAGGGCGATTGAACAGCTCAGGCATTCAATCAAAAAGGGGAACAAGAGAATCGTCCTAGCCGCACCATGCAGTTTTGGCAAGACGATAACAGCGGTTGAGATACTCATTAACGTTGTGAAGAACGGCAAGAAAGGCATTTTCATCTGCGACAGAATCAAGCTAGTCCAGCAATCTCTGGAAGCATTCGACAGGGCGGGCATAAGAGTCGGGGTGATGCAGGGCGATCACTGGCGCACAGATCCCAATGCAGATATCCAGATCGCGTCCATACAGACGTTATCGAGAAGACGATACCAGCCGATCTTTCACGTTGCCATCGTGGATGAATGCCATACGCACTATAAGCATTTAACCGAATTAATGGAGAAGAACTCTAAAGTCATATTCATTGGGTTAAGTGCAACGCCTTATTCCAAAGGACTAGGCAAGCACTACCAAGACTTGATAGTCCCTATCACGACTGAACAGCTCCTTGATAAAGACTATTTGTGTCCAGTTAAGTATTACGGCGGGAATCACGTTGACTTGTCTAAAGTCAAGACTAAAAGACTGCCTACGGGTGGCGTAGACTACGATCCTAAGAGCTTAGCTCAAGTCACGGAAGAGTCAGATTTAGTCGGAGACATTGTTGAGAACTTCAAGAGGTTCGGTAAGGGGCAAACGATCGCTTTCAGTCCGTCCATCAAAACGTCGAAAAAGCTGGTGGAGATGTTCGAGAAGCAGGGAATCTCAGCAGTCCACATCGACGGTTACATGGACGATGAAGAACGACAAATAATCTATGAAAGCCACGATGAAGGGGATTTTCAAGTCTTGAGTTGTTCTCAGCTTCTTAACACGGGATATGACGCGCCCAAAGTCCAGACGCTAATCGACTTAAAGCCTACCAAAAGCCTGATCTCGTTCGTTCAAAGAGCAGGCAGGATCATGCGAATTCATCCGAATAAGACAGAGGCGGTTTACCTGGATCACGCAGGTAATGTGCAGTGGCATGGCTTTCCTGAATCGATTGTTCCCGAAAGCCTCGACACTGGGGACAAGACTTACAACGAGCGAGAACTGACTAAAGAGAAAAAAGAATCACAATTATCGGTATGTCCACGATGTTTCCAGCATTTCGTTGTAAAGTGTGTCTGTGGGTTTGAACGTCCACCCAAAGAAATACTCAAGTCAGACGATCAGATCCTAAAGGAGCTTAAAAAAGCCAATAGAGAAACGTCCAAAGAAGACAAGGCTCGATGGCTAGGTGAATTTCAGTTTTACGCAAAGAAGAAAGGCTACAAGCCAGGATGGGCTTCTTGGGCTTACAGAAGTAAATTCGGAGTATGGCCTAACGCTGTGACTCCGCAGCCTAGCATTCATTTGTCGAACGAAGTTCAAAGTTTTGTTAAACATCTACAAATCAAAAGGGTAAAAAGTGTTAGCAGACATTCTTCCTCATTTAAACGGAGTCATTAAGAAAGGCAAAAAATTATGGGCAATATGCCCAGCGCATCCAGACAAAAACCCAAGTTTGTCAATAACCGAGCAAGATGATCGGGTACTGATGCACTGTTTCGGATGTCAGGCGAACGGGATTGAGATTATGAAAGCCCTGCGGCTATCCCCTAGCTTACTTTTCCGCGATCCCAGGAAGAACGAGATCCCAATTAAGGTATTGGAACAGGCCCAAGAAGATTATTTCTTCATTGATATTTTTGAGCAAGAAAAGGCCAAAGGCACACGAATTACCTACAACGATTTCAAAAGATACCGTTTAGCTAAGGAGCGAGTTAAGTTATTAAAGGTGTCTTAGTTATTCCAAAACGGTCTATCCCATAGTAAACAAAAACGTTTATAGTAGGAGAAAACAGGGGATGAGCATGAAGCCAACTAGAACCGAATTGTTGTTAGCGTGGATGACGTTAGTTAAGGTATTGGATCATTACGATTCCAAGCAAGTCGATGAATGCGATCAGCAGATGATCCGTTCAATTCTTAAACTTTTAAACGAGCTACAGGATAAAGAAAAGTGAAAATAGTCAGGGGAATCTATCGCAAGCCAAACGAAGAGCTTGAAAGAATCGTTTATGCACACACTACGAACAGGGTCTTGAACCAAATCAAGATGAAGTGTGGCATTGAATCCCATCAGCGCCACTGGAAAAGAGACGTAAATTTGAGGCTGGATCTATTGCATTTTGAAGCTAACTATAAAGGCATTATCAAAGCGCTGAAGCAAGGCTTAACGGACGGGCTAGACTATGCCGAGTAACTATCCTGATGACATGCCGTTCTGGGACAAGTTTTTTGACAGGTTTGAGCCTGTTTGTCCTGTCTGCGAAGGTGAAATAATCAAGCACGAATCCCCACCGCAAGCATCCTGCATAACGTGCGATTGGTGCGTTGATTTAGTTGATCCGAACACGATACCCCGATGAAAAGACTTTATCTGATAGGATCGATCAACGGCTTTTTGATTTTTTGTCTTTTAATGATCATCTCGCTTCCGCTATTATTTATACTGTATTGGACAGCTAAAAAGTCCATTGACTTATGGTGGGCCTATGACAAATGTAACTCACATCCACCGCAACCAACTGGCCGAATCATTGCGGAGTTTGGCGAGGATGGCAGACGAAGGGAAGATAACGTTCATTGAAGGGCTTGTTCAGCAGGATGATGGAGATTTTGTTGAATGGAAATTGATCAAAGAAGGCGATAAATCATTTGATCAAGCACATTTAATTACGCAGTTGGGCTATCACGATCTTATCAAGCAGTCCATCATTGAGGACTTATTGGAGTTGATCATTGAAGATTGATATTAGGGCTGATATCAAATCAGCTACCAAAGGTTTGAGTAGAGTTCAGAAAGAACAGATTCCATTTGCTACGTCTCAGACACTAAATCAGTTAGCTTTTGAGCTAACCAAGAAGCGAAAATCTGGCGTTATCGGTAGGGCTACCACTAAAACATTCAAGAAGAAAAGTGGTACAGGCTCTACACGATTCACACAACGGAACTTTTTCTTCGACAAATCAACCAAACGTGAACTGACGGCTTACGTGTTCTGGGACGAAAGAAACGCAGACTACATGAAGTTCCAGGTAGCAGGCGGTACACGGTTTCCTAAACAAAAGTCTGTGCTAGTCCCAACAAGCCATAGCCGGAAATATTTAGACGCTTACGGTAACTTTAAGCCAAGCGTGCTAGATGAATGGTTTGGTGACACCAACCCTAAATACTTTAAGGGCGTACCCAAAGGGGCCAAGCGCCAGTCAGAAGGTATATGGGAACGCTATGGAAGACAGACCAAGAAGGGCGGTCAGAAGATACGAATGGTTGCAGCATTCAAGGGCAATGCTCAATATCAACCACTGTTCCCGTTCGGCAAGATCACAAAGGATTATGTATTCAGCCAGGACAACGGGTTTGCGAGAAAGTTCAGATCAAACTTAGATAAGGCGCTGAAGAAAGCTAAATAGCTTAGTTGACACGATCATTAAAAGTAAACGATAATCGTTACATCATAAGGAGCAAGTGATGAACAGATTAACCAAGATTGTAATAGGTATCGCGTTAGTAACAGGGCTGGCTATGGTCGGCACTGATGACTATGACCACGCAGTACAGCAAGCTGACACGTACACGTACAACGTCTGTAACGGCTATCATCCTGACTATGCCAACCGAAGGCCATCATGCGACTAAAACGCCTCAGAACGCCTCTGCGGGCGTCTCGTAGGTACTTTATAGACCTTTCGGTATGGGTCATTCGCCAG